CGCGCTGGCGGGTGGCGCTGCCGATGATGAGGATGCGATGAGCGGGCGCGCACAGACAGATCGGACACTTAAAAAGCAGCGCGCCGACTTTTTAGCAACGCTTGAAGCACACGGCAACGTGTCAGAGGCCGCCGCCGCCGCCGGGGTGGGGCGCACCACGGTCTATGAGTGGAAGACCAACAACAAAGAATTTGCTGCCGCTTGGGATAGTGCGCTGAATGCTGCCGCTGACACGATGGAGCGTGAAGCTTTTCGGCGGGCAGTCGAGGGCACAGATCGGCCCGTGTTTGGCTCGCTTGGGCCGGGCGCGGGGTCGGGCGAAGTGGGGCGCACGCGTGAGTACAGCGACACTCTGCTAATCTTCATGCTCAAAGCGGCGCGGCCTGAGAAGTACCGCGAGCGCACCGAGACGCGCCACACGGGACTCACTCCAGAGGCTGCAAAGTTGCTCAGTGACGCCGAGCTTGACGCAAAGCTGCGAGAGCGGGGGCTGGCATGAGCGTTGCCACGCTTGACGATCTGGTGCTGCTGCGCGAGTCGCGCCGTCGTCGCGCCCCTCTCCCCAGCAGCCCGCGCTTTCGTGGCGCTGCGGAGACGGCCCAGCGCATCACGGATCGCGCCTGGCTGCTCTCTGGCCCGGCCGAAACCGGCAAAACGTTTGCGGGCCTGTGGCGCCTGGACAGCGAGGCGCGGCGCGTGCCCGACGCCTACATTCTGGCACGCAAAGTGCGCGCCACCATGGACAGCACGGTCCTAAGCACCTGGCGCCGCATCATCGCCATCCGTGGGGGCGTCACCGTGTACGGTGGCGAGCACCCCGCGTTCTATCAGTACCCCAACGGCGCGCGCGTGTGGGTCGTGGGCTTCGACAACCCCGACAAGATCCTCTCGGGCGAGTTCGGCGGTGCCTACGTCAACCAGGCGGAGGAGCTTGACGAGCAGGATTACGAGACGCTTACCACGCGCACCACGGGGCGCGGCGCCCGCACCGATACGCCGATGGTCTGGGGCGACTGCAACCCCGGTGCCGAGGATCACTGGATTAAGCGGCGCGAGGCCGTGGGAGCACTGCGGCTGCTCGAGAGCACGCACGCCGACAACCCCACGCTGTACGATGAGGCAGGCGCCTTGACCGACCAGGGCGTGCGCAGCATGGCGGTGCTTGACGCCTTGACGGGCGTGCGCTACCAGCGCTTGCGCCTGGGCCGCTGGGTGGGGGCCGAAGGGGCGTACTACCAGCAGCTTGACGAGCACCTACACCTCGCCACGTACCACACGGCCCCGCCAGGCTGGCGCGTGTGGGCGAGCCTCGACTATGGCTTTGCGCATCTCCTGAGCTTCGGCGTGCTCGCCAGCGACCCGGCGGGGCGCATCGTGCTGCTGGGCCGCCACGCGAGAAACCGCTGGTACATTCCGCAGCATGTGGCCGCGATGGACGAGCTGCTGGCCGCGCTCGGCGTGCCCAAGGCGGGGCTGCGCATCGTGGCAGGGCATGACTGTTGGGCAAGCGGCCACGACGACCCTGAGACCATCGCCGACAAGTTCCGCGCCCACGGCTATCTGCTCGAGCGCGCCACGATTGCCCGTGTGGCCGGTGCGCGGGCCGTGGGCGAGCGCTTGGGCAACCCCGCCGCATCGCCGCCCGTGCCGCCCACGCTGTTCCTCAACGACCGCTACGGCGGGCGGGCCGTGTTCGACACGCTGGCGCGGCTCACGCCCGACCCGCGCAACCCCGAGGACGTGAGGAAGATCGACGCCGACGCGGCGGGGCGTGGGGGTGACGACGACTTTGACATGCTTCGCTATGGGGTCATGGCCGGGCCGCCGCTTGTGCCTGCCGCCCGCCGCCCTAGCGCTTCCCGCGCCACCTACTAGGAGCCCCGCCGATGCCCGAGCGCATTGACCCGCTTGCCCTGAGCCACGCGCAGATCGCCACGCTGATCGCGGCCGCCCCCGCGCCTGTCGAGGCGGCGCGCATCGCCTCGTATCTGGCAGGCGATCACTGGCAAGGCGGGGCGGGGTGGATGGGGCCGCGCCCGCCTGCCAGCGCCGCCGAGTTCGGCGCGATCATGACGCAGATCCAGATCGCCTTTGTGAGCAAAAACGTGCTCACCGAGGTCGTGGCCCGCCACGTTGCCGCGACGGTGGGGCGCGAGCCCGCATGGGCCTACACGCCGTTGGCCCCGGCCCGCGCCAGCGACGACCTCACCCGCGCCGAGGCGGGCCTCGTGGCAGAGGCCGAGGCGCTGCTGACCCCGTGGTGGGATGTGCGCGACGCCGCCCAGCTCGTCCAGGACGCACTCAGCGCCACGCTGGCCTACGGGGACGCCGTGCTGCGGCTCTACCTCCCACCGGGGCGCGTGGCCGACGACGGCACGGTGCCGCCCGGCCTGGCGAGCGCGCAGCTGGATCGCCTGTTTGTCGAAGTCTGCGCGCGCGGCACCGCCGCCGTGATCCGCGACCGCCACAGCGAAACCGACATCGGGCTCTATCAGGTCACAGACGACAAGGTGCTCGTGAGCGAGGTTCACTACACCGCCGAGGGCGCTGACGGGCGGCGCCTGACGTTCGTGCGCGTGCTGCGCGGCGATCTGGCCCTGGACTACCCGCCGTATGACCTTGGGGGCGCCCTGCTGCTCCACGCGCTTCGCCGCCCCGCGCTCATCACGGCCACGCTGCTCCAGCTCCAGGGGCTACTCAATATGGGCCTCACGATGCTGGGGCGCAACGTGGTGCAGGGCGGGTTCCTCGAACGCATCATCCTCAACGGCCTGCTGCCCGAGGTCGGCGGCATCGGCGCGGGCATCACGACCTCGATCATGGGCGAGCCGATCCGCGACGCCACCGGCGCGATCACGGGCTACACGAGCCCCGGCGTGGTCTACCGCGACCCCGTGCCCATCGACACGTTTGTCGGCACGAAAGACGCGGCGTATCGCGCCATGCTCGAAGAGGCGCACCAGCTGCACGCGCTCATCAGCGGCGATGCCACCGCCAGCGGGGAGAGCCGCAAGCAGGCGATGGCGGACTTCCTGGCCAACGTGGGCCTGAGCGTCCCCGCCGTGGTCAAGGCGGTGCGCTGGCTCATCGGCACGCCGCTCGCGCTCGCGGCGCTCTTGGCGAACCAGGGCGGGCGCTACGCCGCACTCCGGCCCGAGGCACAGTGTCGGATTGACCCCGGCCCCCTCAGCGGCGACGACCGCACGGCGCTGCTCGCCGAGTACGCGGCGGGCGTAAGAAGCCAGGAGACGACCATGGCCCTGCTCGGCGTGGATGACGTGGGCGCCGAGCTGGCGCGGCTTGCCGCCGAGGCCCAGGACGCAGCCCCCGTTGCGCCGCCGCCTGGCAATGTGACCGGGCGGCCCGACGCCGCCACCGAGGAGCCGACGCCGTGAACCCTATTGAAACTGTCCACCGCTACGCCATGTGTGACGGCAAAGGCGATCCCACGGCCCATGTTGAGGTTGTGAATCGCGTGGGCGTGCTGTGGCTTACGAACCTGTGGGTGACGCCTGAGCAACGCCGCAAGGGCTGTGCGGTTGCGCTGATGATGGCGGCGGTTGCCGCGTGGCAGGCGCACGATGTGTACTTGCAAGTGCAGCCATACACGGATCAGATCATGGACGTAGATGCGCTTGCCGCCCTGTACCGCTCGTTTGGCTTTTTCCCAACGCCTGTACCGGGCATCATGCACCGCCCCGCGCGGCCCTGGGTTGGGCGCGTGCCCCCGGAGGAGCAAACGCCGTGAGCACGACCCGCACCGACCTGATCGCCATGGCTGAGACGTTGCGCCGCGCGCGCGGGCATCTGCTGGCCGCCGTCAACGACCCGTGCGCCGACGCGCAGCGCTTCGCCGCCGCCGCAGCGACCGCGCGGGGGGCGTTGCGGGCCGTGGTAGAATGTGCGCAGCGACAGCGAGGCACGAGCGAAGAAGCACGCTATGGGCATGAATGAGGCAGTGACAATAAACTCCGCGCGACTTGCCGTAGTCGCGCGCTACCCTGTCGGGAAGATCTGGCGCTACATGGGCCAAGTGCGCCATATCCGCGCCGTGGTAGACGAGACACAGTTTGTGTACCGCGTCTGGTCTCGGGGG